TATTCGCAAGCCTACTGGCGGAGATATTAACCGTAAGTCTATTAATCTGCATCACGGTGTAGTAATTAGTGATAAATTTATGGAAATTATCGAAAATGCTACTCGAATTGAAGGATTTGACGACTCTTGGGACTTAATTGACCCAAACAGTAAGCGAGTTACTAAGACTGTATCCGCGAAGGCACTCTGGGTAAAACTTATTCAAAATCGTGTTGAAACAGGCGAGCCTTACATTATGTTTGGCGATACTGTACAAGATGCGTTACCCTCGTTCCAAAAAGAGCTCGGATTAGTAGCACGTCAATCAAATCTTTGTTCTGAAATTACACTTGCGACAGATAAAGATCGTACTGCGGTTTGTTGTTTGTCAAGTGTAAATCTGGAAGAATATGACGAGTGGAGAGATGATCCGCGCTTTATACCAGACTTAGTAAGAATGCTAGATAATGTATTGACACATTTTATTACACACGCCCCAGATGAGCTAGAAAAAGCCAAGTTTAGTGCCTTTAGAGAAAGAAGCATAGGCCTTGGAGCTATGGGTTTTCATGCACACTTACAAAGACATAATATTGCTTTTGAGAGTGCAATGGCAAAGGGCAGGAATATGCAAATGTTTAAGCATATTAAATCGGAGGCAAAACGTGCTACTGAACTTCTTGCAAAAGAGCGTGGTGAGTGTCCGGACGGAGTTGGCCATGGTGTTCGCAATGCTCATTTATTGGCTATCGCTCCTAATGCTTCTAGTAGTATTATTTGTGGTAATACTAGCCCAAGCATTGAACCCTACCGTGCTAATGCATATGTACAGAAAACTAAAACAGGCTCTTCGCTCATGAAGAATGAGTATCTAGAGCATCACTTGGATGAGATAGGATACAATACCGAAGAAGTTTGGAAGAGCATTACTACCGCTAACGGTTCAGTAGCGCACCTAGACTTTCTAGATGATTGGACAAAAGATGTATTCAAGACAGCGGTAGAAATAGATCAGCGATGGGTTATCGATATGGCGGCAGATAGGCAGAAAGAAATTTGTCAAGCTCAGTCATTAAACCTATTCTTTGCTGGAAATGTATCGAAGCAAGAACTTCATGCAGTACACATGATGGCTTGGAAGCAAAAAGTAAAAACTCTTTACTATTTGCGAAGCGAAGCGTTAAAGCGTGCTGAAAACGTATCAGTAGAAGCACTAAGGCAGTATATTTTCGAGACAATCGACGAAGGCGCTTGTTTAGCGTGTGAGGGGTAGAATGAGCAATTTATTAGAAGAAAGAGAGTATTACAAACCATTTAACTATCCGTGGGCTTTTGAGCATTATAAAGCTCAACAGCAGATGCATTGGCTGCCAGATGAAGTAAATCTGGCAGATGACCTAAAAGACTATCGTGAAAAGTTGTCTCCTGGCAATCGACGATTAGTAAATCAGATATTTCGTTTCTTTACTCAGGCGGATGTAGATGTATGCTGTGGTTATGCTACTCATTATCTGCCCACATTTAAGCAGCCTGAAGTACGAATGATGTTGTCTGCTTTTGCAGCAATGGAAGCTGTACACCAAGAAGCATACTCTCTACTACTAGAGACTCTTGGCTTTGATGACGATGAGTACCAGAAGTTTTACGAGCATAAAGAGATGCTAGATAAACATGAGCATCTTGCTAACTTTGGTATGAGTACAAAAATGGACATAGCAAAGACTATGGCTATTTACTCAGGTTTTACAGAGGGAGTACAGCTCTTTAGTAGTTTTGCGATTCTTCTTAACTTTCCTCGTCACAACCTTATGAAAGGTATGGGTCAGATTGTTACTTGGTCAATTCGAGACGAGAGTCTTCACGTAGAAGGTATGAGCCAGCTTTTCCGTACTTTTATTCAAGAGAATCCAGAGTTATGGAACGATGAATTAAAGTATGAAATCTATTGTGCTGCGGAGCGTACTGTAGAGTTGGAAGATGCGTTTATTGATCTTTGTTTTGAGGGTGCAGATGTACCTGACTTAACTCCAGAAGAAGTCAAGTCTTATATTCGTTTTATCGCAGATCGAAGATTACTAGGTCTAGGCATGAAGAAAATCTTTCATAGTGAGAAGAATCCTCTTGGATGGTTAGACTATATGCTCAACGGGGTTGAACATACTAACTTCTTTGAGAATCGAGCCACTGAGTACTCAAAAGCGAGTACTACAGGAAACTGGCAAGACATATTTAAGTAAGTAAAAAGCCCTCCAAGTGAGGGCTTTTTATTAGGGTTAGTAGATCAATTTTTTGTATGCGTTAACTACATCATCACATACTTTTAAGACCCCCAAGGCAATACAGCTTCTATAATCGGGCTCGCTTTTTCATCAATGTCTTTCTGTATTCTCTCATTGACGTGCTCTTCATAGGAGCCAACAACCACGCCTTGAATCCAACCAATAACAATCTCTTCGGTCAATTCTGAAAAAGGAATAAACGTAGAAGACTCTGGGTTGTACTGAAAAGGGGTTGCACCAGCAAACATACCTGTATTGCCGTTTTCATCAGTACCAGTTTTTTCCCAAAAGGTTTGAACTACAGTTTTTTCATATGTAGTGCTTTCGATGTCCTGATTGCGGACTTTCATGTCGGTTACTTTCCAAGTGTATGTGATAGCCATCTTTATTCTTCCTCAGTTGATATGAGCCGCGTAGGCTTTTTCCCAAAGTTCATAGTCTTCACTATATGTAGATTTTATTTTGCTAATTAGTTGCTCGCTAAGAAGATGGCTGTATTGACCCGAGTTATTGTTTCGGCAATGCCATCCGCTTCTCACTCTGCCGCCAAGACCACGCACAAAATCTTCTACACATTCTTGTAGTTTTTCTGTAGGCCACAGTATTGTGTCTTTAGTTATAAAGTCACACTGTTTTTGCCCGAAAATATGCCCTGCCCCTATAAAGCTTTCTATTCTGTCAATGAGCAAATTATCTTCATTAATGTTAGTAAGCCCTGCGCTTCCGATCATTACTGCGGCAGACACTAGACGGTCTATTGGGTTTCTTATTGTCGCATAAGATGTATAATTTTTTATTTCTGGGTAATCTTTTTCTGCATTTTTATATTTGGCGTGTCTGTAGTTGTTGTAAAATATGTGATCAAATAGAAAATTAAGATTGTCTGTTGGCTCAGAGCGTTGTACAAATTCAACCAACTTTCTAGCGCTTTTGTTCCCAAAAATGTCTTCGTTCGTAAGCAAGCCAGAATCCGCTAAATAAGAAACGCAGGTTGTAGACCCTGTTTTTGGTATTCCGATATATATAAATTTATATTGCTTGCTAATTATCAAAACTAGGCCACTCAACACTGTATGGGAAATTTTCTTGATCCGTAATGTCTCTCAATGCTGTCCTATATGAAGACCAAAGTAATTTTTGAGATTCGGGCAAAGCACTATCTGTAACGTGGGTCCAGTCACTATCTTTTAGCAAGCTGTCTCTTCTTTCTCTAATATGATAAGCAAGATTTGCCGCATATAATTGTTTTTCGTCTTCGGTTTTTTCTCGCACAATAAAGTCTAAGTACCAAACCTCTTCTTCTAAATATATACTGTCTGATAGAGTTGCTTCGTGGGTTACAGGGTCAAAAGAAGGCGATTCCTTAACTACAACAGAATACACGTTAAAAGAGTTCAAAACCTCTTCACTAAGGTGCTTGGGAAAAGAAACTGTAGAATTATCTTTTTTCATTTTTTCTATTGAGTAAGGAAACTCTACGACCGAGTTGTTATTATCTACTAGAATGTACATAATCTTAATTTCCTATATTGCTGTGACATTTGTCGTGTGAGTAGAAAGCTCAGTAGCCTGAGTTGGCGAATTTATAGCTGTGTTGCTCATTGTTACAGCTGAATTGCTATAACTAGCGGCAGAGGTTGTAATGGAGCCTGACGTTACCGTTGGATTTGTAAACGAGCTAATTGTGTATGTGCCGTAAGTACCAGTATAGTTATTTGCGTCAAGAGGAAGTTTCCAAATATACAGCTTATAATTAGCAGGCGATGAATTAAGCTCCGCTTGTTTTCCTATGTAAAGATATTCTGTATCGCCTTCAACTCCTAAAACCATATTTAAAGGTCTTCCTGCGAAACTGCCTCTTGAGTCGGTAAGACTTAAAGACCAATCTATCGTGTTTGATGTTGTAAACTTAAAAAGATTCAGCGCATCTGTAAGCAGATATATGTTGTCATTAGAGTCCATGACAGATGCAATGAAACCGCCATAAATAGGTGATGTTGAAAATTTATACGATGAGGTAATAGAAGATAAACTACCTGCTGTAGAACCTCTTAGTAATTTTATTTTATTTGAATACTCATAGGTTACTATGGTTGTTTTACCTGTAGAGTCTACAAAAATGTTTTTAGTAGTGTCTGACAAAGAATATATTGTTCTTCTTTCGTTAGAAACATTTGATCCGTTAATGTCAGCTATATGAAGGTTACTAGCTGAAAAAGATTCCATAAAACAAACAGAATGTTTTCCGCTGTATGTATTTTCAGAAACTGCGGGTTGCCAAAAATAACTATCCCCAAACGATCCGCTGCGGGAGAAGACTCTTGCGCCATTAGTGACAGGATTAGCTAAAGGTTCATAGTTAGCAGATACATACATATACGGAATCCATGCTAAATACGGCCCCACATAGTAATATTCTCTTTTGCCAAAAGCATAGCAAACCGTGTCTGAGGTAAGACCGGGAGCTAACGAATTACGCCCATAACCGCCCGTTACGCCGGAATTAGCTATCCCGCTATATGAATACTGAAGGGCTGTGCTAGACGTTCCTGTTTCTAAATAATACTCCCTTAAGTTAGCTGAGTTTCCTGCTTGGAGTAGATAATTGTTATTAAAAGGAATAAAAGTTTGCTGACTAGAAGATGTCGTTTCTGATCCCGACCTTAAATAGTCCCCTGCGTTATCTAGTTCTATGTACCTTCCTTCAGAGCCGACCTGTGCGCGTACAATAACGCTTTCTCTGGCTTCGCTTGCGCCAAGTACTAGGTCGAAGGTAGCAGACGAAGCATTTATATCAACCTCATTTATCCAATAAGAAATTCCACCACCTGCATTACCTGCGGCTGCTATAAGAGTCCGGCTTAGCATTATTAAGCTCCATACCCTGCATACGCTCCGTACAGGGTTGTACCTTCTTTCCAAAGCACGATGACATCCTTAGTGCCATTGAGTGTAGGCGCTACGTTTCCCCCGGAGGTAATCCACGTCATAGTCGGCCAAGTAACCGTGTATGTCGCACCGCCGTCTAAACGCAGTGTCATTGACTCGCCACTATCAACAGAATCTGTAAAAGTAGTATTGGCTGTTAGAGTCTTAAACTGAATAGCACCGAGGTTGGGGTTTAAAGTCGTACCAGTATTAGAATAAACACCTTCGTCTACATTTTTACAGATTACAGTGCCATTGAATTTTCCTGCGGTTCCTGTACTGACTGGGTCTATATAGTAAGCAGTGTTGTTGGTATCGTAGAATATTGGTGCGCGGAAAGAAGTAGAAGACGTTACTGTACCATCAGCGGTTGTGTCGCCATAAAAAGTTACCGTGTTACTGTTGTATGGGTAGTCAAAAACTTTAATCCTACCAAATTGCATGCGGTAAAAAGTTGTTCTATCAGTAACTTCACTAGCACCAAATGCAGGAGATCCATCTCCATTATATACAACTCCACCGCCTACATCGCCTGCTGAATTCTGCGACCATTCAAAGTAAGCAGTACCTTGTGCGGAGCCGTTTGCTATAAATCCTGCACTATTTGCATCGCCAGCTTGTACTCGTATTACTGTATCTGATGTCTTGCTTGTGCTTCCAGCAGTTATATCGGTATCTACGTTTAAATCGCCTGTCAGCGTACCGCCAGTTAAAGGCAGCTTGGTTGCGTCAGCTACAGTAATATTCGCGGAGCCGTCGAACGAAACGCCGTTGATTGTACGGGCTGTTGCGAGCGTAGTGGCAGTAGTTGCGTTACCCGCAATGTTCATCGTTTGGCCGGACAATAATGTCGCTGCCGCTGCCGCTGTGTAAGAACGTCCGTAGGTATCTGTGCCGTTAGTTCCCGTAAACCTAGCCATGCCAGAAGTAACGCCAGTAGTGGAGAATGTCCCGGCAGAATTATAGTAACCCGCAAAAACGTAACCGTTTCCGTCACGAGCTACTACTTTACTTGCTGTTGCTGCTGTTGTGGCGTCTACGGCCCACGTAGTAGCGGCCGAACCATTGAAATTAGAACCTGTTAGATAAGTGCCGCGAGTCAGTGTATTTGGTGTATTCGCAGTAACGGTAATATTCGCAGAACCGTTAAACGAAACGCCGTTGATTGTGCGAGCAGTTGCGAGCGTAGTGGCAGTAGTAGCGTTACCAGACAGAGCGCCGGAGAATGTTGTGGCTGTGGCTGTGCCAGTAATAGCTACGCCAGTATTAGTTGTTTCAATTTTGACGCTTCCGGCATATCGTAGTTGAGTGCTTCCAACTTCTGTCATATAAATATGCCACTGCTCATCTTCGTCGTTGTAGATTCCCGCAACTTCTCCATCAGTCATGAAAGACCATCGGCCTTCACTTATGGAGTTACGGATTTGTAAGCCTCCCCAAGTTGATGTAGTAGAAGAAATCTGTAGCAAATCAGCGCGATCTGTAGACTCGGCAAGAACAACCTCTGAGCCAAGGCTTAGGCTAGTGCTAAAAGCACCTGTTGTTCCACTTAACGCACCAGTAAGAGTACCGCCAGAAAGGTTTAATTTTGCATCAAGTGCACCCTGCAATCCATCGACATTGCTAATAATGTGATTATGGCTATCATCAGCCACAGTAACAGTCAACGTAGCATTACCAAGATTCGTAAACGTGGCAGAGCCTGTAGCATCACCAGCTAATGTAAGAGTTGGGTCGGCAGTGTTGGTTGTGGTAATACTTACATTACCAAGGTTGGTCATTGTTCCTGAACCAGTAACTGCTCCAGTAAGGGTAATTATTGGGTCTGACGTAGCCGTGGTTGCAATACTAACATTGCCAAGATTGGTCATAGTGCCAGTACCAGTCACAGCGCCAGTTAATGTAATAACAGGATCGCTAGTATGAGCGGCTGTAATTGTAATATTAGAACTACCATCAAAGGATGCTGACCCTGAAAGAACTCCTCCAAGCGCAATAGTACGAGAAGTCTGGAGTGTAGTAGCAGTAGTAGCGTTACCTGAAAGCGCGCCAGAGAATGTAGTGGCAAGTACGCTACCATCAACCTGAAGTAAATTCGTTCCGTCATCTGTTGCAGTACCAATCAGTACGTTTCCGCCGAACTCTGCTAGGCGTACAGTACCATCAGCGTCTACTTCAATGGAAGGAATACCAGAAACATCATTAACAGAAAAAATTGTGCCTGTTAAATCGTTGGTAATTGAAAATAGTTGACCTGCAGAGCCTTCAAAGCTCAGTGTTCCATTGCTAGTAGGGTAAGTATAAAGAGTAATATCCTGAGCAGCCGTAGACGCATCAGCCCCAGAAAACACAATCTTTGGGTTATCTGACGACGAACTGATATTTGGAGTTATAACTATATTTTTGTCTGAATCTGCCATACTTGTTCTCTAGCTGATTCCATAAAGGAATTATTTTTTAGTTGCATACATTATAAAAAATTGGAGCTATTTTGTCAAGAAATATTTTTTAGACCCCGTATCTGGATTTAGTAGCGTTAAAGTTTTGTTTTATTGCATACCCAGATAGCTGGTCTTGGTAGATTTTAAATTGATCAATCTTTCCATTCCAAGATCCGGTATCTCCACTATCATGACCTAATCCAATTCTTCCATGTGTAGATGGGGAAGTACTCGGAATAGCACTTATTGATCTTGTGGCTACCTGGGATCCATTAATATATATATGTGAAGAACCTGCAGATTTCCATGTACATGTAACAAGTGTCCATGTATTTACCGGTATATAGCTTGATGCGCTGGATAGTGTTAGATCATTGGCACCTGCGTTTCCTGTTTGGCCGATTCTAAAATAAAAAGTTGATCCGCTACTATACATTCCGATCCAAAACCAGTCTGTTGAATTAGCGGTAGTGTTGTCCCGGTTAACAAATATTCCATTTGATCCACTGTAACTTGTAGGGTATACCCAAGCAGATATAGTACCTTCTAATTTATTAAAGTTTCC